ATAACAGGCTCTTTTAGTTTTAACACTGGAATACCTGTTCCGTCGAATGACAAATAACCATCCATAATCGCATCTAAAATGTCTGGATAAGTTTCTTCTATTTCATCAAACTTAACTGGCTTTTTAACAAACCTATTTATTAATGTTTCGATTTCCTTTAATGCGACTTCCTTACTAATCACTGTTTTTGTTTTTGACATTTTTATTGTTTTTAAAATTAAATTTTTTCTAATTCCCTGCTACCTGCTACTTTTAAAGTAAGAGTTCCTGCATTAGAATCCGATGCTATATCTCCAACTGGTCTACCTTCTCCTTTCAAAATTGCTCCTGAAATAAAAGAGAACTGCCAAATTCCCATAATAGGAGATGCTGACATAAGATTAAGAGAGGATTCTTCAGCACCAGTAATCTGATCATAAGCAATTGGCCCATCAATAGACCAACGAACTCTATTCAATTGTGACATCATTTGACCGTTTGAAGTCACCTGATTAGCATCATCATTTGCTCTGATACCGCCTCTGTCTACATTAAAAGTTTCATTGGCTTTTGGAGCATATCTGTATGTATTTCCGTTATGATTGCAAACGATTTCTAGTACATCTCCGAAAACAAAATTTCCCATATCTTTTTATTTTTAAAATTAAAATCCTGCAGTAGCAGTTGTACTTTCTATTCTCGCAATTCCGGTACGTTTGTATGGGAATGCTGTTTCAAATCTGTTTGGATTTGTTTCGCTAATCTGAACCTGTAAATTTGCTTTAGTAAAAGAAGGATCTTTAATTAAGGCTTTCTCGGCTAGTTCATCAGACAAGCTATTAACTTGGCCTTTCCATTCTTTAGGCCTAACACATCCTTCAACGTCAACAATCTGATTATCTTCAACCAATGTTTTGTCTTTTAAGTAAAGAGTTTCCATTGTTCTGTATGAATCACAAACATTCCAGTCTAAATTCAAATTACGCACATAAGAGTACTGTAAAGGAACTTCTCCAACCGGATGGTATGTAGTTATCAAATCCTGAATAACATACGCTCCTGCGATCAATGATACTGTAGAGCAACCTCTTTTTACAAGATAATCTCTGTTGTTGTAGTCATTGAAGTCTCCAATGTTTCCATCAGAAGGAATTGGCATATCTGGATATGATAAATTATTCACATCTAAATTTGGTGAGTTTTGGTAAACAACAGCACCCACAGCAACAACGTTTGCGGCAGCTTCATAAGAAAAGCCTTTTGAATTTGGAGCAGGACACAAAACATTTGTAACTTGGTTAATTCTTGCAGCAGCATCAGTAATTGCAATCAAAGGTGCTTTAGTTGCTAATTTACTTCCAAAGTATGCGCAAAACGGTTTGAAAACCAATCCTGACCATCTTCCTGTTGGATTTGTCTGATCTGGAACTCCATTGAATGCTTCTAAAACATCTAATTGAGCTTCACCGTAAGAGTTAATAACCATTGTTGGCCACTCATCTCCAAATTGAGCTAAAGCACCTGAAATATCAACTGAACCTGCTCCATCTGTAGATGTAGTCTGGCTATAAGCTAATCCGGCTGCATTCGTTCCGTAATTAATTGTGATATCCAATTGAGCACTTGTAGTTCCTTTCCATTTTGAAGTCATAGTTGCAACAGCTAATGCAGCAACTGCTGTACATGGAGCAGATAAAACAGCATTAATTGCAGCAGCAATTTTAGCAGCAACAAGCGTAGGTGTATCTCCAATTACAACGTCAAAAGTATATTGTTGGAAATCTAAGTTTGTTCGTCCATTTACAACAACCGTGTGAGTTGCGTTTGCAGTAGCGGTTCCCGTAACTGTCCAAGCTCTAACTGTAGCAGATGCTCCTCCGGCAGAAATTTGAGGATAAACAACAGTTGGAATACCTCCAACTCCATCACTTCCTCTCGGTCTTAAGATTCTTACCATTGAATGGATTGGTGAACCATATCCAAATAATGCAGCGGCCTCAGCTTCGCTTGTAACCTCTACTTTATTAACCGTTAATCCTGATTGATTAGCCGTATTAGCTTCTCCAAAAATAGCGATATATTGCGGTAGATTCTGAGTCTCATTGTTGAAAAACCCCTTTTTAATAACATAACCGCTAGTTCTCGAAATTCTGTCAAGACCAACGGCAGTAGAGATTGTACCCATAATTATATTTTTTTAATTAGTGAAAATTAATTGTGTTCCTTTTGGAGTGTCTTCATAAGAAATATTTGTTGTATTTCCCTGAAGTGGGATTCCCTCCCATAATTGTTGATTTTCTTGAACTCTAACAATGAAAATAAACCTGCAAAATCTGATATAAGCTCCATCGTAATTACTGTGATTTCCAAAGTTTGAATAATCAGTATCAACCATGAATTTTTTAATGTATTTACCTCCAATTAATCCAGGAGGAAAACCTAATGTTGGCATTTTTCCAGAACTTAAGATATATCGAATTAATCCTGCATATCTGTACATTTTTTTGGCTGATACAATACTTGGAACATCACTTCCTTCGCCATATCCAGAACAAAAAAGATCTATGAAAAACATTGCTCCTCCCTGAGAATCTTTTTGAGTATAACCATCAAAATTATCCTCTCGTAAGGCCACTGAAAACATTACATCCTCACTTTTATCAAAAGGCTCAATTCTTTCTAAGTAACCTTCTACTGTTTCAGGAAAACTTTGTATAGTAACCTGATTTGCAATTTCAATTGTTAAAATCTCTGCAATACGATTGGCTACTTTTTCAAATCCTTGCTCACCTATTGGTTCGGTTATTATCGCCATGATTTTTAAGGTTTATAGTCTCCTAATCCGATATTGACTAAACCAAGATTTTCATCAGGAAACTGCTCTCTTACATAGTAGTTTTTAAGTGTTCCTGAACTATCTACAAAGTTTACTTTTACTCCGGAAAAATCAACTTCTTCAATTCCTTTTTTATTAGTTCTAATCGGAAAACCGTTTGATTTTAAAACGTCCTCATCAACAGTGATGTGGACGTTTTTAGTATTTACTTGATTTCCATCAGAATCAAAAGAACCAGTGATTTTAACCGCCCATCCTGTGATATTAATTATAAGGCTTCCATCTCTGGAAATCATTTGAATGTCGATCTGATAACCTCCATTGTTTATGAAATGCTTTGCATCTCTTTTTATAATATCAAATAAGCGACCGTTCATCTGTTACTTTTTAAATTTTCCAATTACTTCATCTTTTTTTGAGACTTCAGCAACAGGAGCTTTTACTTCTTCTTTTGGGTCTTCTTCAACTTCCTCCTCTTTTTCAGGATCTACGTCAGTTTCTGTATCTGCTTCTCCTTTGCCATCTGCATCATCTACATCTTCTTTCGTTGGATCTTCTTCTACAATGTCAGAGCCTTCCACTTTTTCAATAAAACCATCTTTTATAAGATCGTAAACAGAAGCAGTTAATTGAGACTCTTCTACAATGTCTCCATGATTTGCAATTACGTTATTTTTTAACGCATGAGAAATCGGAATAATTTTATACTTTGCCATATCTTAAGAATTAAAACACTTGAGCAGTGTATATTTTATCAATTGTGAAAGGAACAACCAAAGGAGCAGAAGTCAATTCAATTGTACTAGACAATGTTTTTTTATCGCTATAACCACGAATTAAAAAGTCCGCTTCAACGATGGCAGGCATATCAAAACCATTTACATTTTGTAATGATGGTAAACCTCCAAAAACAGTTTTTCCTTGAAAATCATCTGGAATCATAACAACTTTGTTGTTATCCAAATAATAAACAGTAGCACCTGCATCATTTGTATATTTTTCATTGTAAGTCCAAAGATTTACCATGAAATCACCTGCTGCAATTTGTCCATGAAAAGCAAAACCTGTAGCTTCTGAAAACTGAGGCATTCCAATTTCATTTCTTTGAATTTGCTTAACTACATAAGCACCTTGCTTTGTGATTTGATCAGTCGCTAAGAAGTAAGACAATGCAGCTCCACGCATAACAACATTTACTGCTGCTCCATTAGAGTTTCCGGTATTTCTTAAGAAAGTCATTCCGTCCTGCAAATCATTCATTGGTTTAGCAGTAGTAGGGTTGCTCCATAAATTAGAAACAACTACCATAGATGCAGCTTTTCGGTTGTAATTGATGTTATCTCCATTATTAAGAGTAACGATACCCGTTTGAAGTACATCAGCTTGTTGTTTAAGAATTGCTCTTTCAACTTTTTGTCTGTTCTTTCTAACGTTTTTAATTGCGTTTTTAGAAATCACGGCATTTACCTGAGCGCTTTCTAAACCAACTCCTAAAGCAATTGTGTTCATGTAAACTTGATCTCTCTGAAGATCATAATCCTCTTTGAAGTAAGGAGGAATATATTTGTGCTCAGTTACTCTTGAGAACTTGTTTTTATTTCCTTCTGTAAATCTAATTACATCAGAAGCAATCAAATCATTGTCTCTCTGAACTTCTACGTCAACTTCCAAAGTTGGAGTTGTTTCTTTAGGGAACCACGCATTAAAACCTGCACGAACAGGAATCTCCTCAATGAATCTCCCTACAACTACTGACGTTAACTTTCTGCTGTGGTCAATTATACTAATAGCCATAATTAATTATCGAATTTAGTCATTTCAGTAACGTTAAATAAAACGAAACCTAATGCAGTTAATATATCTTTTACCGATTTAGATCCAACAATAGAATCTAAGTTAATTCCTAATGGAAAAATCAACAATGAAGCGTCAATATCACCAGATTGGCAATAAGTAGCCTTAATAGATTCAGCATCTAGCATTGTTGTAGTATTTCCGTTGGCTACTTTCAAAATACCAATGACATTAGCCATTGTTGAAGGAGTTGCAGGAGAAAAACCTTCATCTACTCCGGCTGTTCCGTTTACAATTGTGAAAGTTGGATCTGCTCCTGTTCCTGTGTCTGCTAGATCAGTTTTTGGGCCAACTGTAGAAGCTGTAAAAACAACTTTACTTCCAGTATTAACTGCTCCTGTAGAATATCCGGTCAAAGTACCGGAATAAGCACCTGTCGCAACACCTGCTCCCGTAGTTGCTCCAACAGCCAAATTTGCAAATGCTGCTGCTACCTGAGCCTGAGTAGTAACACCTGTTGAAGTATAAGTTAATCCGGCAATAATTATAGTTTGACCTGCTGTCAATCCGGCTGCATTAAAAGCCACAACTGCTGTCTCGAAAGAACCTGCATTTCTAACTACTAAAATACCATCTTGAGCAACTAATGTTTCTCCTAAATTATTAATAAAGACTCCCTGTCCGGTTCCATTAGCGAATCTATTTCCGTAAATAAATGGGCTTCCATTTTCATAATCAACTGTAGATTGATTATTATTTACATTTCTCTGCGTTGCGTATATAGCCATAATTAAAAGTTTTTAGCGTCAAATTTAAATGCTTCATCTAACTCTTTTTCTACTGAATCAGTAGCAGGAGCCTCTTCAGTTGGAGTTTCCTCAGTAGAAACTGGTTTAGGACTGTCTGAAATAAGTGCGTTTACTTTTCCTTTTTGTGCCATTTGCACTAAGAAAGCATGTGATTGAGATGGTAAAAGGTCATTACCACTTTTAATACCTTCTGCAACTGCTTTTGGATCGGCTTCATTATAAGCCATCCACGATGCTACTCTTTCTTTTTCGTTACTCACTCCCTCTGCTAAGATTTCTGAATAAACTTCTGGATGAGTGCTTTTTAATTCCGCTTTGTTCATTGTTACTGATTTTGGATTATTAATTTTAATTTCACTTTCTAATTTTGGCGAACCTGACAAAATCATTGAGATAACTTCTTCTTGGCTCGCTATTCCGTCTATAAATGTTCCGATGGCCTCTTTTGCAAATCTTGTATGGCCATCATCATAATTTGATCCTTTTAAAACTGGTCTGTTTGACAACTGATCATCCAGAAAAACTTCATTTATTGGATTTAATGTATCGTTAGTTAAAACTTCATAGTTGTCGTTTTCAATCGCTTCAACAAATCCTTTATTTTTCATTGTAGATTTAGAGGCATAAAGAGTAATATGTTTTTCTCCATCTTGATCTACTGTTCCGTTTGGCTTTCCAGAAAACTGAATCATTGTTCCGGAACTACCTACAATGTTCATGTCTGATTCTGAATAAATAGCAGTACATGCGGTTAAAATTGCGTAAGCTGCCGATCCGGCCATTCCCCCTTTTTCAATTAATCCATAAACAGGTTTAGTTTTTTTAACCTCATTTATAGAATCCTGCATTAATCTAACTGCTCCTGTCGCTCCTCCTCCGGAATCAGTAAGAATGATAAACCCTTTTATCCTGGAATCTAAAGACATTTGCTTCATTCTGCTTGACAACTGCTTTGTTCCGTAAGAAGACTCTCCTCCGTTTCTGGTTATCACACCGTTCATGTTTATAATTCCAATTCCATCAAATGAGTCAGATCCGTTTAATTGCCATTCTCGGCTAATCAATCG